CACAGGTTCGAGTCCTGTCTATCCGATTACAACAAACTAGGTTAGCTACCGAAAAGCAGACCTGTGAACTGCCTGTTTGTTGTTTTGTTATTCACAGATTAAGCACAAGCGGAGTGCTATTATCTTTCACAGGAGGTAATTTATGAATTTTAAAGAATTATTTATTGACAAATCAAAGACACTTATTGTAAACACCGATTTAGCACTTGTTTTAGGAGATTTAAACGAAGCAATAGTGCTTAATCAGTTAAATTACTGGATAGAAATTAATAAAAAAGCTGAAAAGAACCTTGTTGATGGTAAATATTGGGTTTACAACTCATACAACGATTGGAGAATTAATAATTTTCCATATTGGAGTGAAAAAACGATACAGAGAACGTTCACAAGGCTTGAAAATAAAGGTGTCGTTTTATCTGCCAATTACAATAAATTAGCCATTGATAAAACAAAGTGGTACACAATAGATACTGAAAAATTACAAGAACTTGTGAATGAATTTAATTCTAATGAGGACAAAATGACAAATCGACAAGACAATATGACAGACCGACAGGACAAAATGACCTGTCGAGAAGGACAAAGTGACAGACCATTACCAGAGATTATTACAGAGAATATAGACAGAGATTATACTACAGAGATTAAATATGCTCTTTCAGATTCTTCAAGAGGAGATATATATGCTTTTTCAGCTGAAAAAGGTGGAAGCAAATCTGATGTGATTAAAAACCTTGCTGTTGAATTTGCTGATTGCAAACCGTCAGATTGGCGAATAGAGGAGCTAAAGCATATTATTGACTATTTCCTTAAGCAATACAATAAAACTTTAAATATGAGCCATATACGCATTACAGAACAAGCTTTGACAAAGATAGTTATTAATTACTTTGAGCCAGTTGGCAATTATATGAGTGATAATTCTGCTTATGGATTTGATGATTACTACAAAGAGCTTATAGATTATTACTTACAGACAAAATACAGGATTAATGGCAAAGAAGTAACTAAGAGCTTGCAGCATTTCATGTCTGGAATGATAAGAGAAAACTTAGCACAGAAATATTTGAAATAAGGAGTGATTATTATGGCTATGGGCGTACATCCACTAAACAAAGATAAATTCTATGAAGCAATTAACTTATACATATCGGGGCAGGCTTCACAAGTAAAGGCGGCAAAAGTAGCAGGCTGTAGCGTGCCGACATTTAAGAAATATGCTAACAAGATTTATGGCGGCGAAGAATTACCAGATAATTTATGGGGGAAGAATGATGATTGAGAGAATTGTTAATCGCTGGATAAGACGCAAGACAAAGAATTTAACAAGAATACCATTGTTTATGATGACATTTAACTATCGTAAATATAAAGCAGACGGCAAGAAAGACAGTTGTATGTTTTACGCACACCCAGATATTGCCAGTGATGAATTTGTGAAAAGCAAATTACAGGAAGTTGTTGACTATATCAGAGATAACTATGATTTGGATATATTTACGAAGATTTGAGGTGTAATATGTGTAAGTTTTGCGAGGAAAAATTTCCTATCATAACACATTATGGCAAATTTAAGATTGATAAGTTGTCAAATAAACCTGTAATTACATGCAACTTGAATAAATGTCCGTCCTTTGCGGTGTGTTGCAGTAAAGATATGAATGTTGAAATGGTAATGAAAATAGCTTATTGCCCTATCTGCGGCAGAAAGTTGGTGAAAGATGATTAAAGAAGCATTGTTGGATAGTTCAAAAGGATATGTCAAAGTTTTCTTTGATGGTAACTCAGTTGATAGTATATATAGTGTAGATGGCATTACAGATGATGAGTCTGGAATGAAAAAGATACAACTTACTTTTTTAGCGGAAGAAGTGCTTTTTAAAGAATAACCGAAGAGTTTGCCAATTTTGCAAAGGGGGGATTGCTATGAAACATCAAAAAGAATGGCTCACTTGCGACAGGTGCGGCGAAGAAATAAAAGTAAAACCAATAAGTGAATTTGAATTTATGCCGATTGGTGATTATTTTACTCCAAGTCCCATTTTTAAAGATGGAAACGTAAGGGGAGAAATCAAAGAGATTCATTCAAACATATTATTTCCGTTTGGTCGTACATATGACTTATGCCATAAGTGTAGGAAAGATTTTGAGAGGTTTATGAAGAATGAATAACATTGACAATCCCTTATCAGAGTATCAACCGACATCTAAAGAAGTGATGATAAATTTTGGAATAGATATTTCAAGAGAAGTGGTAGAAAAATATGCTTTGGAAAAGTTTGGCAGACTGCCACAAAGCCATATTGAAATGACTTCCGCTAGAGACTCTAAAATAATTGAGGAAACAAGGAGGTTTATGAGAAATGACAGTTAATATGGGAGCCAAAACCTATGAAATGAGCCGCAAGCAGGCAAAAGCTATCCTTGGAACGACTAAGAAACTTGCAAATTGCAACATATACGGCATTGAAAAAGGTAATGTGGTGATTATGCTGAATGAAAAGTATGAGGACGATATGAGCCTTAAAAAAGCCGTAGAGGAGTATAAAAAGAAAGGGTTCAAGGTGCATTGGAAATGAAGAAAATTATAGCAATTGTATTAGGATTGACATTGTGCTTAGGAATGACCGGATGTGCGTCATGGGACAGAGCAATAACAGATATGAAAAGCGATGTAAATGGCGGTATGCAAAGAACAATTACTGTATATACGGCAGATGGTAAAGAACTTGCAACATATGAAGGTAAGATTGATATTGATACAAACAATGGTGGATATGTCAAGTTTGATTTTAACGGCAAGAGATATATCTACTATAATTGTTTTGTGGAAAGTATTGCAGATATTGATTAAGTGATATTACCGACTACAAACTAATTGTAACCGCTAACCTTAGAAAGCTAAAGGCTGATAAAACATAGAAAAGGAGATTGAGAACATGAAGAAGTTATTTGTAAGCGTGCCGATGAAAGGCAGAACAGAGGAAGAAATCAAAGCTAGTATTCAGAAAATGAAAAAGATTGCTGAAATATACGAGGGCGAGGAATTAGAGCTTATCGACAGTTATATCGAGGATAATCCACCTAAAAACAACAATGAAGCTGTATGGTATTTAGGTGAAAGTCTTAAGAAGCTGGCACAGGCTGATGTGTTTATTGGTATATGTGAAAGCTATGATTGGAATGGCTG